GTTAAGTGTTGCAGTAAGTGGAGTTCCTGGTGTCCAATCTATCTCATAAATTTTAAGCGGACGTGAAAGAAAAGCGCGCATTTGTAAAAAACGTAGTCCAAGGGTTAAGTGTTGCAGTAAGTGGAGTTCCTGGTGTCCAATCTATCTCATAAATTTTAAGCGGACGTGAAAGAAAAGCGCCCAAAGAATTATCAGTTGCAGCATTGGCAAAACGTGTCGAATCCAAAGTCGAGCCAATGTCAACGCATTGTTCTGTTGAACCATCTACCAACGTCATAATTTGCTTTTTCTCCATATTCATCTCAGCATGGGGTATAACACCCCATAAGTCTTGTTTGACAACGGGACTACGTTGGCACACATTTGAATGGTTTGTGCTCCCATTATTATTATTATTAGTTAAATTACCAGTTCTTTGTAAACCCTTGAAGAAATTAGAACTATTTTCCTTCAGGCTGAATGAAATTGCCGGGCCAGCCAATCCAATTCTGGAAAGTAAATTACCCCAGCCAAAGAAGCCTACAGATGAATTATCATTATCTTCATCTGTGGTATCCATACTTTGACCTTCACCCATTACTGCTGGGTCAGCGAAACGCTCCTTCCACAAAGAGACTCTTTCCTCGTAGGTGAGGCCTAAGCGATATACAAATCTCTGTAGGCCATGCACTTCTACAATGTGGAATAATTTAGATTGATTTAATTCGTACTTGTCCTTTCCGTAAAAAAACCATTCATCTAATGCGCCATCAATATTAGCCCCTATTATAACCTCTGGACTAGTATCAGATGACATATACGAACAAAGGCGCTTATAAATGGACTTCTCATCTAACTGTCCTATATATTTACCTAGATCCCGACTCCAGACAAAATTTCTCTTGAGAAAATCTATCTTAGAGTCACTAACATAATGTTGCAATTGTGACTCCTTATCAGCTGATGTAACAATGTAACCGTACGGTTCAGCAAACTTAGCAAATTGTAACATATTAAACATTGGAACGTTTGCTCGGACAGATGCTATTAAATCATCACCATAACACATAATTCTAACATGTGTGTTAAAGCTATATGTAGGATACAATGAATAAAAACAAGCTCTCAACAACAAACTATTTCCAATACCATTCAAAAAAACAGTTAGAGGATTGCCCGATGGATTAGCTCCATCAAGCACTAAAACATCCCCATTAAAATCAACGACACTAAATGCTAACTCAGTAAATATCGCATGAAGAATGTCAATGGACTTCCTATCATAGCCAACAATTTTTGCAATATCAGCAAAAATACGCCCAATGGCTAAAATTACTTGACTAGAAATAGAAGTGTCGTACGCTTTATAATCAATTGCAAACCACCTATTATAACAGGGAGTCTGCATTCCTCTCAAATGTACAAACATTTCATCCCATTCACTTGAACAGGGATCAATGCCCACAGCACTTTCTGAAAATAAAGGATTCATTTGTAAAAATCTACAAATAGGTAACGTGTATTTCCTAACTACAAGCTGAAAAGGAGTTGAAGTAGCCTGAA